CAACACATAAAATGGTTTTTTAGCTGCAACATTTGTACCATCTTTAGACAATACTTTTAATTCTTTGTCTGAGGCTGATGCGATAAAAGTAGGTACAGTTGTTTCTGTAGCTACCGCATTTCCAATCATCATCTCACCAACCTGAAAAGGTGTAAACATAGTTTAATTTGTTTTAATTTATAATAATTTATTCATTGGTCTGACTCATTTGAGCCTTTACTTGTAAACCTTGAGGTTTGTAATCTGCTAGTGCTAATAACACCGCTCTATCTAATATTTCTCTACAGATTTCTGTATTTAATTCACAAGGTGTTTCTGCAAAAATTCCATCAATTGTTAAATTATCTGATGGAAATGCTGCATTTAAATTTGTAATAATAATAGGTTTTGGATATTTAATATATCTAATTTGATATTCTAATGATCCTGTTATATTATAAGGAGATATAATCTCAACAACTTTAGTGTCATTAACGTTAGATATATCTAATCTCCAAGCATTTGACGAATCTGGTTTTTCAAAAGGATTGTCAATTTGAACATTGTATTCGTCATAAGATATTGGTTTTATACTTAATATCTTATTGTTATAACAATCTTCTGAAGTTATCTTAGCTTTTTCATTAATAATTAAAAACAAATCATTTGGTAATGGATAAAACTTAGCTTCAGAATTAATATTAGACAAATTAGATATTACGGTAGATGTTTTGTAATCCTTAACTAATTGATTTAAATCTCTACGTCTTTTCTCAGTAGCTTCAAAACCTTTTTGTTTACGATTGCTTAAAGGATCGTAGTAGTTTTTAACTATTTCTAACTGTGCTTTTGTTAAATAAACACTAAGTTCGTAATCATCGATTCCTGGTGCCGAGTTACTTGCTATAGCATTGTAAGATATATCAAACTGGTTACGGAATTCTTGATTAGTCATACTTATTTAATTTTTTCTATTTTAGCAGTTATTAAATCTCGTACATCTTGATTCTTAACATTATCTAAATAAGCAATTGCATTGTCAAATGTTGCGATTTCTCCAGAGTTACAAAGATCTAAACCGTCTATTGTTGAATACTTGTTTGATTTCTTTAAAATAACACCTTTATCAATTCCTGTATTAATTAACATTTTTGTGTAAAGAGTTTTATCGTTCATTACAGTTACGAATTTAGCAGCTTCATTATCAATAAATTCTTCAACTTTATGTTGTAACCAAGTTAATTTAACTTCAGGTGAAATAGGTTTGTTTGTAAGTAATTTAAGAACACTAAGTAACTTGTCTTTATCATCTTCAATTTTACCATACATTTTAAATGCTTCTTTTTTAGCATCGTATTTACCTTTATTTTCTAACATTTCTTCATCTTCTCTACAAATTGCAAATTGATAAGTTTGTTTAGTATTACGACTAGCCCAATTAGGAGCAATTTCATTTTTTAAAGCTTCTAAAATTTTTAAAGATATAAAATCCATTGGATTACTTGTATCTAATCTATTGTTAGTATCTTCTTTATGTAAAGCAACTCTAAATGTATTCCAAAAATCTCCATATACAGATAAGTTTAAACCTGTAATAGATTCTAAATATTCTTTTTCATCATTACTTAAAATGTTAGCAATTGAACCATTTCTCATAAGAGGTGTACAAAATTTACGAACTGCTTTAGATAATAGACCACCTGATATAACGTGATTTTTATCTACATTAGCAGCCATTCCTCTATTTCTATGAATATATCTAAGTGTAATAATTTCATTTGGTAATGTAAAATTACCTTTTATTGTTTTTTCCATTCTTCTTTTTATTTGTCTTCTTCCGAAAGATTTTTAATTTTATTAAAAAGGGAGACTTTTTACATCTCCCTTAAATATAAGACTTAATAACAGTTCTTATGGTATGTAAATTAAGTACAATTTTAATTTTTAGTTTAACAATGATGGTATCAAACTTGCAGTTCTAGAAGCATCTTTAACTAGTGAACCAACTCCTTCTACAAGAGCAGTCATTGTTGCAGAATCTTCCATTAATTGCATTGTCCCACCTCTACGACCTGTATAAGGATCTCTAATACCTGCCATATATCCACGTAATTCGTCAGAACCTCTAACTTTTACTTTTTGGATATTAGGCTCTTCCATTGAACCGATGTAAAGAATATCATATCTGTAAGATTCAGCTACACCACCGTCTGGGTGAAGTATCTTGTTACGAACTTTATCATCATACATTGGATCAACTTCCAACATTACGTGAATGTTGTTAGGAGCTCTGTATTCAGTAAATTGGAATCCTGCACTAAATGCATTAGCGTGGAATTTAGAAGATGTTTGTTTAATAGCATTAGCATTTGTATTATCAAATCCTAAAGAAGCCCATCCTGAAGCAACTTCGGCTACAGCTCTATGGAATTGAGCCGCACCTCTTTCACCTGTACGCAACATAAATTTACGTTCTGTCCAATCTAATTTACCTTCTGACAATTCAGATAGTAAATCTTCCAACATACGAATAGAGAATCTATTGTAGTAAGTTGTATTGGAAACTTCCATTTGTTCACGAATTCCTGAACCAGCTTTAATTTCAATATTAGCATTACCTTTATTCAAGAAACGTCCATTTTCATCACGGTTTGTTTTACCAAACATGATAGTACGAGATTTGATACGAGATAAAGCTTTTTCAAATTGCCAGTAAACTTCTTGCATCCAAGTTGTAGAACTATGTACTTTTCCAGTGTTAGGATCTCTTGTTTCAATACCTGCGTGATACACTGGTTGAATTTTACAATCAATCATTGCACCTGAAACTTTATGTTCCATACGAATAGATGTAACAGAGTTTCTCATTAAGAAAGGAGAGGTAAATTGAATACCAGCACCTTGAATAGATAACTCATCCTCAACAGGAGCACCTTCAATAGAGAATCTATTTCCTGGTAAAAATTCATCTCCTGGAATACCTAATAGAGATTCTTGACCACCCCATACTTCAACAGTATAAACATAGTTAGAACCTTCTTCATAAGGATCTTCAATAATTCTCACTTGATATGTATCAGGTCTATTACCTGCAATCAAATGCATTTTTGTAAACCACTTTTCAGCGAATACCATTTCAAAAGTTGCTCTACCAGCACCAACACCTACCGTGTTAGCATCTACTACAGCTCCATTGTATCTAGCTTCAACTAAAGCAATGTTACGTTCATCTGAACCAACAACTTTCCATACAAAATCATCTGCAGTGGCAATAATTTTTTCAGGGAATAACGATAAGGTTGTATCCAAATTTTTCATTCCTGAATTTTGCAACAATACAGTTGTCAAAGGGGAAATCAATTGTGGTTGAGAACCAAACAATTGAGAGATGTGATTTTTTAAAGTTAAACCACTGAAACTTTGTGATTTCGTCATTACGAACTTACCAATACTCATATTTATATATATATTTATTTATATTACTTTGTTGTAATATATTGTTTTTCCACTTAACCCAGGAAGTAGGTTTTACTTACAAAACATTCATTATAACCTCCGAATGTTTTTTGTGGTATGTATTTTTCCACATTATTCAATACTTCAATTTCTTTATAGACAGCGTCATATTTATTTAACATTGTTAATTCTAAAACTTCTGCTGTATATGGAATATTTTTTAATCTAGTTTTAATGTCTTTTGTTAAACCATATTTGTAAAATTCAAAACCATCGTCTTCAATTAATTTTAGATGATATAAATAAAGATTTTCAGTTAACCATAATTTTTTATTCCTTTCAGCAAGTGTTAAATTATATGCCCCAGGAGCTTTTATTTTTTCAATACCTTCTCTAGATTTTTTATATCTTTCATTTTGATATTTATTAATTTCAACTTTATTTTTTTCTCTATAAAGTCTTCTTTTTTCATTTAAAATATCTTTATTATTTTCATAATAATTTTTCTTAGATTCAAATCTACTTTTAGATCTTATTCTATCTTTTTCACGAATCTTTTCTAAATTATCTAATCTCCATTGTTTCTTACGAGCGTTAATAGTTTCTTTATTTTCTTCGTAATATTTTTTATAAGCTTCTGGATTATATTTACCTTCCAAAATTTAAAGTATTATAAATTCAACACATGTCCAGAATAATTACTGTACGTATTAGCATCTTGTTGCCATAATGGAGTACCATTATCTTTTAACTTAGTTTGTCGTGCAATTTTTTCCAAATCTTTTACAGCACTTGATTTAGCATTTGTTGAAATCTTACTTAAATCTTTAAAACCATTTGTAAGTTCATAAAAATGATACATTCTGATTTCAAATTCTAAAGGATTTTCTCTACGTTCCTTCATAAATTTATTCTCAAAAACACCATCTGGAGATTTACCAACAATATCGTTAATTGACTTATAAACTTTATCCTGTAACGCTTTATTAGGTTTTAACCCTGATATTAAATCTTTAGATTCATAGATGGTTTGTTTCATTCTTTCATCTAAATTAGAT